GTATTAGTTGTAAAAACATACTCTTGCATATAAGGGTCATATCCACCTAATTTTTGTGTTGATGAAGCCTCAGCAAATAAATCTCTAAACCAACTTCTCATACCTTCATTAGATATAACCGTCAGAATTTCATTTTGAGCTGAACTACCAGTTAATTTAATAACCACATTTCTTTTAGCATCTGTAAAAAATTTGTTTTGTCCAAAAGTTGCAAAACTTTCTGGGTGATTACTTATACCATACTCTTCAATCCTAGCTATTTGTGTTCCTAAAACTTGAGGCACTGAGGTTACAACCCCGCCCCCTGTAGAATCTGAGAGTAAGTTTTTCCCCGCTAACACATAAGATATTTTATCTTCTTGAAGTACAAGAATATCTGTTTCTCTTGCAAACAATATTTCTACATCTCCATACGTTTCTTCTAATGGTTTAAAGTTAGCAAGACCTAAATTAAATTCATTTAACCTATTTACATTTGATTCATCATTAAACACTCCACTATAAGTAATATCAGCAAATCTGTGAGCAGCTTTAAACTCTTCATTAGATGTTGTAAAAACTCTGTTCCCTAAATTAAAAGACTTACCTTTTATTGAATCTCTAATTCTATAACTTTCTACACCATTACCAAAACTATAACAGTTTGTAAAACCAGGTTTTATAAGAGCTGGCTGACTAGAGGTTTGGTTTTGAACGTTTCCTAAATGCAGACCATTACTAATATTGAATGATTTACTATTTTCATACCATGCGTCTGGTAACGCATCTTGAGGCTCTGTTTCAAAAACATAAGTTGCACCATCACCTCTGTATACGGTAAATGAAACTTCAAGCATAGATTCTTCGTTTTCTGTTTTACCCGCAGAGTAAGAACCTGATACTAAAAGAAAAATTAAATTGTTTCCATTTGAATCTTGAGTACTTGTGTCTTCGTAAATTCTATAATAAAAATTATCATTAAAATCTAATGATGAAGGTGTACCTCCTCCAAATAAATTATTTCCTCTTAAATCAGAATCTTGTTTACAAGCGCTATGTATAATTTCATTAGCTGCAACGCCTAAAGGAGCAGCTCCATTGTTAACTTGAGGTGAAATAAAAGTATTTTCTATCGTTTGAACCTGACCTGGATTTTTAACACCACTATCTAATATACTAGCAACGTTATCTCCAATAAACCAATTAGCCATATTGGTGTAATTAGTAGATGCAGTAAGCGTTTGTTCTAGTGTATAATTTCTTCTTCCATCTGCTCCTGTTCCAGTACCATTTCTTCTCATCTCAACCCTCATAACTATTCTACTTCCAACTGGCACATCATACACATCATAAGTAGGAGTTAGTGGAGATGGTCTATTTACAGTTGTAAAAAAAGGAAAAGCTATAGTAGGTATCTCTCCATCTGTTCTACAGGTTCGTTCCACAGGGTCAACAGCAATAACAGCATTAGGGTCTTGTATAGATGAAAAATTAGATGCGTTTATTTTCATATACACCCCACCTATCACATCTACTTGAGTTCCTGATGCGTCATAAATAGATATAAATCCACTTGACTGAGCTTCTTTCTCTAACACCGTAGTTCTTATACACCTAGATGTTGGCCCAGTGTTATCTGCTTTTACAATTAAAGTGTCTCCCGCTTCTACTTTAGAAGCATTTTCTCCATCTAATAGAAAGTAACTTGAATTTGAAACTGTATCTCTATAAGCAACATTACTATAAATTGTTTCATAAGTTTCTTTAGTAGGCTTAATAACAAATTTATATTTTGTTGCCCAGATTGGAGCTATCTGAGTTGTAGGTATTTCTACTTGTATATAATTTCTATCAATTGATTTACTACACGGAATATTAATTGAACCTCCATCCTCAATACTACTAACTAAGGCTGTTGAAGCTCTGTTAAAGTCATCCATATAAACTATACCAACCTCATAACCTCTATTACTATGTAAACTTTCAGCGCTTGTGCTATCTCTAAAAGAAGCAGTTTCGTTTACTATACCCCAATATGTAAAACCATATTGAGCTCCCCCATCAGAATATTGTGCCGCTAAGTTTTGTATTTGTAAAATTTTTGAAGATGTACCATTAATAGTTGCTGTTAAAGCTTGACCAGCGTTTGGAAACGTTGGTGTCGCAGAAGTTATTCCAGTTTGCTGCAAACTGTATGTAGAGTCTAAGTTTTCTGGGACTGTTCTATTAAAAACATCTGTTAAAGTGTTACCTAGTCCAGCTTGTGCGTTTGCAACGGTTTGTATTGTTCCGTTTACTCCATCAGTCCCTATCTTTTCTTGAAAGTCAGTGCTTGTAACAAAACTATATACATTTGTATAATCATCTATTAAAGTATAAGACCATGTAAGTTCAAAAACTGCTGTGGTTGGAGTTGGAGCTGAGCCAAAACCCTGTTCAAACTCAAAAAAAGTTATACCAAAATTTAATGTTAATCTTGTTCCTTTTTTTAATTGAGACTCACCCTGTACTAAAGAACTTAAATCAATATTTAATACTGAATCTGAAGTTGTTTTACTTGATGAAGTAGGCGTATATGTAAATTGTCCAGAACTTGTGTGAGCAGGAATATCAATAATAGATATTGATTCTGATTTATAACTTGCTGTAAAATCTAAATTAACATTTACTCCTTCACTTGTTTTTAAATCATAACCTTCCATGTAGTTTCCATACATCAACCTATTACCCATCAACGTTTGTGCTTTAGCTAATTGAGGAACGTTATCATATAATCTTAAAATTTCTGAATCTGGTAATACAGTAAATATTTCTCTACTTGTAAAATTATACACTTCATCATTATTACTTATACCACTCAAATTTTTTCTTTTATTTAAAGTTTTAATAACTTTAATAGAAGTACTATCAGCTTCTTTGAAAAGTAATTGAACATCAGTTACACTAGTACTACCAGTATTAAATGTAATAGAAACAGCATTGTTTTGATTAACCATTCCTTCATTTAAATAACTATTGGTAGTAAAATCAAAATTACCAGGTGTAAATGCTGGCTCACTAAACTGAGAAATAGCTGAAAATTCATTATTAGCATACTTATATCTATAAGCAAAACATAAAAACTTATCTTCTAAATACGCATCAGTTATGCTTGAAACAAAATATGGTAGTATTGTTGGAGCGCTTGTAGGAGGTTTTTTTATTACTAAAATATCGTCTTGATTAAATACATCAACGTTTACTCCAAGTAATGGGTCTCCATAGTTTTGATTTATATTAATTACTCTAGGAGGATTAGTGTTATCTGTAAAAAATAATAAATTATCTATTTTATCTACTCCTGTAATTAAAAAATTTGGATTAAAGTTTAATGTAGTGTTTACGCCATTGCCGTCATTAATACTAATTACGTGGTATATTAACTGTCCAGTTTCAACATCAAATGAAATTATCAAATCTAATTTACCTGTAGCTCCTTGAGTAAATGCAGGGTCATGAACAAACCAATAAATAACTAAATTAGCCCCGTCTTCAAATGCACCTATACATCTAGCCTGTGAACTTAATTTAGTTCCATCAACATATTGAATTTCTGTTAAAGGTAAATTTCCTTTAGAGTTTTCAACAGCACCAATTTCAGAGTCTTCAGTAGAACCAAGCCTTACATTTACAGCATTTACATACTCTCCATTTGGGACAAGCCTTTCATCAAGGCTTTTATTCATTCGGCCCGCTATAAAATTTCTTTGAATGTTTGCCATTTTATTTTAACCACTTATCTTCACCTCTAAGATTCATAAGCAATCTACTAGGGTGAATGTTACTTAATCTGATTTTAGCATTTCTCAATAAAGCTTGTTTGTTTTTTCTTGCTCTATTAATAATATACTCTTGTACTCCAAATTTACTATTTAATATAGCATATTGTATGTAAGCATATATATAATCTTCAAATAATTTATTTACACTTATTTTAGAGTCATCACCGTTTTCCATCCCATCAGATATATACTGTAGTACACATTGTTGGTTTGCCATAGTAGAATCAAAATTAATAACACCAGCTTTTTTATCTATAGTAAACGTGGGGTTTATATTAGCTGTTTCAGTATTTAAACCATATCTCGCTCCTATTCTATAATTGTATATATCACTATCATAATTATACACATTAGGATTTACATTTTCATCTATTTCATCATTTAAATATATACTCTTTAATGACCCATTTTTTCTTTCTGTATCTAAAGTTGAATCAACCACAGTTGCGTTACCATCACCATCATAAGTAAATGAAGCTGTAGCCGATTGTATATAAGACACTGCTGATTGAACTTGAATGTTTTCTGTTAATTCTCTTAACACATTATCTTTTAACAAATATAACTTTACCCAATTAACATAATCAGGAGGCAAAACAAATCTTAAGTCGTCATACACTTGAAGCTCTAAATTTTTAATTTCTTTAAAAGCATCATAGTTTAATTCTTGTATACCACGTTTTGCATGAAACAATATTTTAAATCTATTTTCATTATTAATTAACTCATGGTTTCCAGCATACATTAACTGAAAATTTTTGACAATATCTTCTAAACCAACATATTGATAAGAACCCCAATTTTCATCCGTAGGATTTACACCATCATTAGTATAATATTTTCTTTGATTTATATATGCCATAATTATAAATTAGTTTGATTTTGTTGTTGGTCTTCTATTTGTCCAAATTGAAACACGTCAGCTTCTCTAATTGATATTCCTGCGTATTGTAATATCTTAGCTACTAAATTATTTGAATCATCTATTGGTAATTCAAAGTCTTGGTAATCCGCTTGTGTTTGGTCAAACAGTGGTTCACCTCCGTATAACGTTACATACGTCCATTTAGGGTCTAAAGGGTATCTTATATATTGAGCTTGAACATCATTTACACCATTAAATGTATCAGGGTATATAACAACTCCATCAGCTTCTTGTGTATAGGCTGGAAATATAGTAGATGGTGATGTAAGCAGTGAGCTGTTTAACATAGTAATCTTACTATTAGTCACCTTTTCAGCTTCTCCTTTTAAGACACCTCCCGAAAAACATAATACTTTATTCAATAAATAATAATCAGAACCCGTAGTAGAAGTTGATGGTAAAAAATAAACGTTTTGATTTTTTTGAGTTAAGAATGATGTAACTGAAAAAGTATCAATTACTTCTTCATATCCTTTTTTAATATCAGCATATCCCGTTCCAGATATTCTTGCATTCTCTTCATTAATTTGCTGATTATATCTTATGAAATATTCGTCAAATATATCTAACTGAGCTTGTTTAGCAAATAAATTAAAATCACCAGGAGATATATATCCGTAGTTATTTTTATTGATAATAGCAAGGACAGTATTTCTTACAGAATTTATCATTTGAAAATCTTTTTACAAAGATACATAAAATAAAAAAGCACCTAGGATTTAGGTGCTTTCTCGCTGTCGATAGTAAAGGAAGGATTATATTGTTCCTACTGCTACACTAGTAAACACTAGTCCACCAGTTTTAGCTACTGGTATTGCTGCGTTTGTCCAAGATGTTTCTGCTGCAGTAACTAATGCTGCATTTACATTTGCACTAAAGCCTGAAGTTAATCCAGTTCCAGTAACTGTCATTTTGTGTGTTCCATTAGTCAGATAAATTTCTCCTGCAGTTGAACTTGCTGTTTCTGCATAAAGAATTGAATCTGTGTTGATGTGAACATTACCGTCACTTGCTGTATCTAAAGTTATATATTTTGCCATGTTAAAAATTTTATGGGTTAAACAAAAAGCAAAGTTACGAATTTTTTGCTAACGCTTTTAAATGCTTAAAAGAGTCAAGACCTTCATCACTTTGAAAGTAAGAACCTATTATGAATAAAGGGTCTTCACCGTATGGTATATTACACATTTTCTTTTTATTTGAATCTGTGTTAAACCACACCTCTTTCTTATTGTTTCTTAACTGTATTAGATTTTTATCTAAAATGTTTTGTATGTCAGCATTAAATTTAAGAGCCGGGTCTTTTAATAAATTCATAAAACCACCAGGGTTTTGTTTTGCAAATATTAATATATCCCTTCTTAATTCAGCTGTTGTAACTTTTGATACATCATTCTGAAATAAAACTCTAGCTACGTTTTCAACTTGTTCAACTGTTAGCTGTCTTGCTTCAATTAAAGCATCAACTTCTAAGTTTAAGTCTTCAACTAATTCAGCAGCTTCTTTTGCTTTATTAACTTCCACAAATATTCTTCCTTTCCCTGGATGTAAATCCATGAACTTTTGAAGTACCTGATTATTCTTTGGTACATGTAAGAATCCATCTTCAAATACAATTGGCTCAACAATAGCGTTATCATCTTGCTCATCTTGAAATGGAGAGTTCTGGTTTCTTGCATATCTAAGAGGCCTATTAAGACCAGTGTCCTCATCAAAGTGTAACAGCGGAAACCTTGTTGTATGCCTTGATGCTAATATCAAAGATAAGGGAGCTGTTTCTCTTGTAAGTTTATATTGTTTATCTACGAACTTTGGTGTAGATTTTTTGGGAGTAATTTTTACTGTGTCCATTTTAGGACTTGTCTTTTCTTTTTTCATTTGATTTAATTTAATTTAAAATTTAAAAAAGGGGCACATTGCTGTACCCCTTGTAATTAAGTATTAGTCTTGGAATAAGAAGAAGTTGTTTGCACCTAGAGTACATACAGCTCTCTCAGACAAGAAGTTTACTTGCATGTTATCGATATCTGACGTTGCAGCACCACCAGCAGAACCAGTAATCCAAGTCTT